AAATCTATCTTTTAATTACCACAAATACATCTAAAAACCCATACTTGCTGGCCATTAATTTTAATTTGATGCCGGATTGCAGTAAGTTTTCCAAATTTTCTGCCTTCTATAAGATCTCGTTTTCTAGCCATATATTTAAGTGTATCATATTTAGCTATCATTGTCAAGTCTTGACAACAACTGGAATTAATGATACAATATACGTATAAGCTGAAAAGCAAATTAAACAAGCGCAACTTGATGATTGACGATCGAACATCAAACCAATCTGTTTAGCCTCGTTGAGGTTTTTTGCGCTTTCTTTTTATGTTAAATTGTCACGATTGCAAAAAAGAATTACAAGGCGACGATGAATACATGACCTACATGAATGTAGATTTCATCAAATGTCGCAAATGTCACGAAAAAGACCCAATTCTTAGAAATTTCCAAGAAACAGAAGTCTATTCACGTGTAGTGGGCTACATCCGTCCTGTAAAACAGTGGAATAAAGGTAAAAAAGCAGAATTTTCTGATAGAGTGGAATTTAAGAACGGATGCTGTGGTAATGATTATTACTAGCACCAAGAGTTGAGCCATTTTATAGTTTCAACTTCCTCTGATACGATTAAACCTATTATTCCTAATAGAATCGCAAAACCATTGGTACTCCATCTTTTATTTGCCGGTGATACCAAAAAAATTTATTTAACGTATATCCGACTATTTAATTATAGCAAATTTTAAAACAATTGTCAAATGAAATATAAAACAAAAAGTAAAAAGAAAAAATGCTAGGTTTTTAGGCCTAACATTCGTTTCTTAGCTCTGCATTTTCTCATATAATCTCGGTGTGATTGTTTGGTATAGTACTTCTTCCAGTTAGGAACTTTCAATCGTTCCGGGTGAAGTATAAACACTATCAATCTACGGCTAACGCCATATTTTGAGGCTAATGATCGCTGAGACACTCCCGATTCATGCTCCATTCTTATGACTGGGTGTAAATCAGGATGGATCTTGCGGCGACCATCGTCCATAGTATTTGTGTAGGGCTGGTATTTAGTAGGCATATTTGTATATTAAAAATTAAAAAATGCTGTTTACCTAATATGGTAAGGATGATTTTAGAATCATTTGGATTGCAGCAGGACGTCTTACATTGAGCGCTCGGATGTTTTTTCTGTTATTGACATTATACTATTTTATGGTATAATAAAAAAACACTCCAGGTCATGAAGTGGTTATGTATCTAAGATACAAAAAAACCGACTCCATGCCCTTGCTCATGTTGTCGGCCTTTTGCTTTTTGACTATTGAGTTACAGGATAGATTTATAAATATCTCCATCCGTCAACTTTTCGCCTTTTTGCTTTTCGCCTTTTGATATTTCGGATAATTGATATTTATTATCAACATCGTTCCAAGCAGTCAAAGTGAATTGGCTTGATGATTCTCTGACTGTTAGTGTCCACAACTTTCTTTTTTCTTTGCCTGTTGTGATGGTAATGTCGAGATATTCACCACCTTGTCCCTTGCTGGCTCTCTCGCTTGTTGTTGTTGCGTATAGTTTCATGTTTTTAAATTAAAAATTAGGCCTCTTCCCAAATATTGACTAATGCCTTGATAGTACGTTGACCGTTAGCGCAAGCTCCACAACTTCCGAAAAATCCAAAAGTTGCAAGCTGCTGCAGCCCGGTATTCTTGATCTTATCGCGATCAACGCCCGTGAACGGGCCTCCGCTAGTTGATAAAGATATTTTAATACTATCATCGGCAATTTTGAGCCTAGTAAATGGAACGTAAGCGTTTTCTACTACTGTTATTTTACCCTTTTTCAAAAATTCATTTTCTACCTCGTCAATATGATATTGTTTGCCGTCTTTTTTAATAAGCACATCCCCAGGCTTTGGGGCAATACTCGAGCGACTAGCCTCTATGGCTAATTTGTAAATATTGGCAAGTTGCAAGTCTTTCCCTGTTAATGGGTGGCAGTTATCGCTTAGTTCGTTTTCATTTTTTAATCTGTCTAGTGTGTACATTTCATTTATAACACCTAAAATTACGCTATAAGCTTAATTTTGGCATTGATTTAATTGATAAGGTGCAAGGGTGCAATCTAACCGACTGCATAGGCTCGCCCAGTATTGAGCAAGCCAAGCAATAAACTAGTCCCGTAAGTTAGTCAAAAAATCATTTATAATATCTCGCTCTTGTCTATCTTGTTCTAAAAATTCCAAATACTCTCCAACCGTCCAGACATCATTCATATAACACCAGGTTAAAATCTCCGCCCTTTGTAAGTTTTTCATATTTTCACCTGCCTTTCTAGTTTTTTATAATTATTATAGTATCCGCAATTCTCAGTTATTACACCAGTATTATAATGGCATAATAATTCCCCGATTGTCAAATCCTCTGCAATATGCTGATTGACCCATAATTCTACCGCATCCGTATCGTCCCCCTCTTTAAAGCACATATACGAGCCGTCTCCCCTTATTCCGTAGCCGTATCGATTGAATTTCCCAATCTTGGTGCATTGTGAGTAGTTATTTTTACCCCCGGATGATTCTAGTATCATTATTTTAGAGACTATATCATCCACATCAATTCCCTGTTTGATTTCCTTTGCCTTGACGATAGGAACAACCGCCACGCTGACATCTATTTTACTAAATCCATATAAGTATGAACCGCAACGCTTGCAAAGTATCCGCCGATGAACATTACGATCATCAGGGATGGAACTTTAAGGGTTAGCAACATTATTTTTATTTTACTCATGTTTTTGTGTGTACTATTCACCCTTAAAATATAGTGCACTAATAAATTGATTATATTACAATTATACACCCTAGAAAAAATATTGTCAAGTACCCCATAAACACTATATAGAAAACGCCTAAGACTTTTATACATTCCTATAATACATAGAACACTATAAGAATATATAAGAGCCTTAAAACTCAATTTTAACCCCTATATTAAACCACAAAAGACTAATAAAGTCAAATAACACTAGAAAACAACGAAATGCCTAAAGTATCAGAAAATAGAAAAATGGTAGGAAGAAAAGTTATAGAACAGATATTGAATAAAGAAAAAGTAAACGTTTCGAAAGCAATGCGAGATGTTGGATATGCGGATAATACAATACACGCCAAAACAGGGGAGGTTGTAAAAAGTTTGGAGTTCCAGGCTGAAACAAAGGATTTTCTGGCTCAGATGGAGGAATTGATTCAGAATAATATTAAACACGCAAAAGAAAAACAGAAAAAAGCAAGCTTCCGAGACTCTATCGAAACCATTGACAGACTGAAGAAACTATCCCGAGATATTGCAGGAGTACCAACAGAACAAAGGATGACCATAAAATGGGAAGAATAGCTTAAATAAGCCTTTTTATTCTGAATTTATCAATCACAGTGTCTGATAATGTATATTGTGCGACACTAACGATGGCTTATATAAGCCAATAAAATCACGATACGAATATATAGCTGAATATGTACCCTTTATAATTTATTGACATATATGTATAAATATGTTGTAATATAATATCAAATAGTGAAGAAGGGGGTGGGGGGAACCAATTGAAGTTTTAAAATATATTCATATATCCCATCCGAGAATTTTTTCTAAAAGTTAAACTTTCTGTATCCAATACAAAAATTTCCCACCAAAGTTAAGCTTTTTAAGTAATCGTTCTTAACGCTCAAAATTGACTTATACGGCTTATGCAAGATAAAGAGATAACAATACCATATAAAGCAAGAGAATGGGCTAAGGCGTTCCATTCATGCGGTAAGAAGTTGATTGTGCTGGTCTTACACAGGAGATGCGGTAAAACCGTTGCTTCAATTAACCACCTCATAAGAGAATGTTTCAAAAGTTCGGATATCGACCAAAGATACGCTTATATCGCTCCTACCTACAAACAAGCTAAGAATGTTGCTTGGGATGTTTTAAAAAGATTCGCCTCAAAAGTTCCTCATACTAAATTTAATGAAGCTGAATTGAGATGTGATTTCTCTAACGGTTCCAGAATTACCCTTTACGGGGCTGATAACCCAGATGCTTTGCGTGGAATAGGATTGTGGGGGGTCGTATTTGATGAATATTCACAACAACCTTCCAATATTTATTCTGAAATTATCCTTCCTGCTTTGGCTGACCATCAAGGATTCGCTATCTGGATAGGTACTCCTAAAGGGAAAAACGAATTTTATAAATTATATGAACAAGCTCAAACAGATCCGGATTTCTTTCATTTGAGATTGGGAGCTTCCGAGACTGGATTAGTTGATAAAGATTATTTAAGACGAGCTAAACAAAGGATGACAGAGGACGAATACAATCAGGAGTTCGAATGTTCTTTCGAAGGATCGACTAAAGGTGCTTATTACGGGGAAGAATTATCCAGTGCACGTTCGCAAGGACGTATCAGAGAGGTTCCTTGGGAACCATTACTGGGTGTTACGACTGCATGGGACCTAGGAATCAGGGATTCAACCGCTATCGGGTTCTTCCAGTTTACCGGCAATGAGATCAGAATGATCGATTATTACGAAGGAGAAGGAATGGGATTGGATCATTACGTGAAGATTATTCGGGAGAAACCTTATATCTACGACAGACACATCGCTCCGCATGACATCGCTGTCAAAGAACTTGGGAGCGGAAGAAGTAGGCTTGAAATGGCTGAAATGCTGGGAATAAACTTCGATATTTGCGAAAACATCCCAGTTGCTGATGGGATACAAGCCGTAAGAAGTATCTTTCCTAGATTATACATACATAAAAAATACGACAGTTTCGTCAACGCATTATCCCAATACCGCAAGGAATGGGATGATAAAAAAGGACATTTCAAAGACAAACCACTCCACGATTGGACATCACACTCTGCCGATATGCTTCGTTACTTAGCTGTAGGAACGAGAGTTGATGATAATACTGAGGATGACTTTGAACAAATTAATACTGATTATTAAAAAAGAGACTAGATAAATAAATGATAGACCAAGAGAGAGAAGCGTTAAAACTTATTAACGCTGAAATTACAAACTGGGAATTAGGTGAGGTAAACATAACCGACAGGGTTAGTTTTCTCATGAAAAACATCATTAAAAATTGCCGAAAGAATTATTTTGGGGTTTTTGACCAGCAAAATGACCCAACAACCAAAAAGAAAAAGGTTTTCGTACCTCTAACCGAGTATTTGGTGGAAGATATCATAAAAAATATTGACATTGACACTTCTGATATTAGAGTTAAAGCTAAAAATCCTTCCGTTGTCGGGGTTGCTGCGGTATTCCGGTATGTCTTGAAACATTTCTTGGACAAAATTCAATTCGGAAAACTCCTGAATAACATAATCCGTATGGTTGCTATCGATGGTACTTGCATTGTTAAGAGTTGGAAGGACGGAAAAAACCTCCGATCTAAGATTGTTGACAGATTAAACTTCATTGCCGACCCTTCCGCCAATTCATTGGACGAAACTCCAATGATAGAAAGGCACTTGTTGACCTTACCTGAATTTCGAGCCGAAGCTAAGAAGGGTAAATGGTTTAATGTTGACAAAGTTTATACGACAGAACTTATTGACCGTTCCGGATTCGGGATGGAAAACACCCAATATAACAAAACAGAGATTCCGATGGTGGAAATTTATGAAAGATACGGTTGGATGCCAAAATCTATTCTTACGGGTAACGAAACAGACGACTATGTCTATGGAGTTATAATTTCTTCCGGAACAGGTGATAGTGCAGTGTGTCATTTTTACAAAGAAGTCAAAGACCACCCCTATACCTTGTTCCGGTTTAAAGATATCTGGAATCGTTTAGATGGGCGTGGAATCGGAGAAATGGTTTATAATCTCCAAGCCTATGTAAACGAAGTTGTAAATACTCGCATAAACAAACACCGCATATCCCAATTGGGATTATGGAAGTTGCGAGGAGGAGTCACTCCACAACAATTCAGCAAATTATTCACTACCCACGCTATAAAATTGAAATCTCAGAGAGATGACGTAGAGATTTTCAATGTCGGAGACGCAGACCAATCAACTTATAAAGATGAACAGATTGGCAAAAGATGGGCGATGGATCTTTCCGGAGTATTTGACAGAGGTGAAGTCACCGCTTCCACTCCGGCTACAAACGCTTTAATTCAAGAAAGAGGGTCATCATCACGTTCAAATCTTGTACAGGAAAACCTTGGCTTCAGTATTTCTGAACTTATTGAAAAGAAATACCTTCCGATTATCCGTAAAATACTCCGCCCAGGGGATGTTGTGCGTATTACTGGCAATCCGGCTGATCTGCAACGGATACAAAAGAAACCTATCGAAAACGAAGTACACCGAGCGGCTCAAGAAGCTATCGACTCAGGGCAGATTGTGACAGAAGAAATGATGGATCAATCCATCAGTAAACTTACCGAGGATATGAACTCATTCGGAGAGGATAGATTTATAAAACTTGATAGCAATGTATTCGATGACGAATATGAAATTGACATCCAAATAGGAAATGAAGAACTCAATCCGGCTTTGGTAGCCCAATCTATTACGCAAGCTCTCGGAATTGCCGCTCAATATCCAGGTTCTCGTTTGAATATAGACGAGGCTTTACGAGAAATCTTTGATGTGCTTGGTTTGGATGGAGAAAGATTGATTAACGCTGAACAGGAATTGGGAGTTCCGCAGGCTCAACTTGCGCAAGCTCAGGAACAAGCTAAAATGGGTGGCCAAGCTATCAACGAAGCCACTGCTAATCCGACTCCTATGAGTCGCCCAGTCGTATGAAAACACAAGAACTTTTAGATAATTACAGGGAACAATTTACTAAACTGGCTGAATATGTCACCGCACTCGATACAATTAGAAATGTCGAAGATATGCTGGATGTCAAGTCCAGACAGCATGCCATTGAAATAGTGGAAGGGTGGATGAGTGAATTGTTCGAAATTGATAAAGAAGATTTAGAAAAGTTAATAGATAAAGATGATATGTTCAAAGTCCGAGAATAGTCGAACTCGGATACATATAACGCCCAATGGAACGATAATCAGACATTGGCATCACTAAAATTCTCAAAATAAATGGAAGAGAACAAACCTTTAGAGACCGACGTAGAAGATGACCTTTTTGGCGAAGTCGAAGACGATACCCAAGAAGAATCGGAAACAGGAGTAGAAGATGTTCAGGATGTGAAGGCATTTCTAACAAAAGAAGAAGTCGAAAAACTTGTTGGACGTCCAGTTAAAGAC